AACATTTAATTGTATTAACATAATAGGAGAAACAGAATGAAAGATACAAACAATAAATTTAAAGTTAACTTAGATATGAAAGATATTTTAGTTACTGAAGAACAACGAATAAAATTCTTAACTTTATACAACAAATTGCATGACACACTATCATACATACACGATTGTAATGATATAACATTATCTCAAATATCTAATCTAGAAGATTTAAAATGGCTTATGCACAGAGCATTAAAGTTTTCACCACAAAAAAACAAGGATGGTGATGGATCAAATTGGTACGGTGATTGGGTGTTGTCTTGTGATGAAATGGCATATAAAGATGAATAGTATGCCTAGATATGTAATTAAATCATTACACGCAGATGGGTTGGAGCATTATCGCTTCAATCCACCTCAACGGTATGTGGATGAAGGTGTAGTCTACAGAAAACAATTAGGAACAGATAAGGACAAGGCATTTAATGTAGCTAGTAAGATGCTTTTAGAATTAGATTCATACATTGAAAAGGTATCACGCACAGTAAGTGTTAATCCTACAGTAAAAGGATTGTATGACGAATATTTATTATCTAATGACTTTAGTATGCTTAGAGAGAAGACACAGAAGGATTATATTTATTTTTTAAATATAATGTTGTCAACTAACTATCTAGGAAGGAAGGACTTTCGCAAAGTTACTACTAAGCTATGTAAATTATCCTATGAAGAATGGGTTAAAAGAGGTATATCGTTTGCTAATCACATTATATCTGTCTCTTCTAGACTGTACAGATATGCTATAGAGATGGGATATACGGAGCTTAACCCATTTAAAAACGTATCTAAGAAATCTAAACGTACTAAACGTCTAATATGGACAAAAGAAGAAGTCAGGTCATTTTTAGATGAAGCATACGCAGATTATAAATTTCGCAGCATAGGACTAATTGTACATATGGCATATGAATTTGGACAGAGGATTGGAGATATGCGATTGTTAACGTGGGATAATATTAAGTTTGATATAAAACAATTACACCTAGAGCAATCAAAGAAAAGGAAGGAAGTATTTCTGCCAATAGAAAATAATCTTTTTTCTATGTTGCAAAAACAACACACTGATTTTGGTTTTCAAGAATACGTAGCACCCAATACAAGACCTAAGAATAATAAGTTTATTCCATATTCTATTCATAATGTATCTGTAGTAGCTAAGGAAGTAATGCGTAAAGCTGAGATCAGGAGTGAGTTACAGCTAATGCACCTACGTGCTACAGCAATTACAGAGATGGACAGTTC